TAACGCTTGAACTTCCGACTCTAGAGCGGACATTTGAAGCCTTACTGCGTCTCTTGCAGCTTGTATTGTCTCAGGAACCTCCTGTCCAGTGTCCATCCTTCTGATTAAAGCCCAATCAGTCTTTTTAAGCTCACCAGAGGCCCAATCTTTTATTCTTGATATCTTCTCACCTTTTAACTGAGAAAGTGTCTTAGAAATCTTCTTATTAATTACTGGATAGGTGAATGAGTTGTTAGGGCTGTCGAAATATACGTCCCCTAATTCCTGAATGTCTTTGTCGTATTCGGGAGTAATCACCTCTTTCCATCCCATAGCTCTTAACTTGCTCATAGGTATATTAGAGCCGTTTCCAGCGACGTATCCGCCAGACCATTTGAATTTGTTAGGTATTCCGTTAGAAACAGTTATAGTTCCTTTATAATTTATAGCGTATGTTTTCATTATATAGCTTTTGATATAGACATCCAGTACTCGCCTGTGTCTGTTGTTACTATTTGAATAAAGTTTTCTACAGTGCCGTCGTAAGTACCAGCGATAGTGTTAACTCCAGCAGGAAAGATAGGGGCAAAGCCACCACTAAGAAGTAAGTCTTTAACCATTCCTACAGAGTCGTTGCTAAATGTGAAAGTAGTGTCTTCAGTCATCACTACGTTAAATACCTGAGAAGCTGAAAAGTCTAGAGTGGCAGCTCCTGAAGTGGGGGTTATAGTTGATGCTGTTTTAAATTCATCAGATAATTTGCTAGAAGTTATTGCGTCGTCTTTAACCTGAAGCCCATTAGTTGCGTCGTTCTCTAGGGTAACGTCGTCGACAGACAGGCTTGTTATATCAGCAGAGTTCGCAAGCTCTACCCATGCTCCAGCGTGAGCAAAGTACATTTTCCCGTCAGCGTGTGAGTGTGCTATAGCTCCATGGTAAGATGTGGCACTGGGAAATGCAGCCTGATTGTCATAAAAAAAAGCAATCTTATTAGCTCCAGTAGAATCCACTACACCCTGAACAGTTAAGTCTCCCTGAGCCGTAAAGCTCCCTGAAGTGTTAACAAAAAGACCTAGGCCGTTTCCATTACCGTCTGTTAATTCCTTTAGAGTTGAACCTGCAACCGCGTTGTCATCTAGCTTTACTAGTCCTCTATATGTTTGGTTTATCTGTGTTCCGTTTAATGTAGCCATATCTTAAATGTTCCAACCGCCAAAGGTAATGTCCCTCTGTGGTCTGATTTCGTCTTTTGTTATACCTTGGGTGTACTCTGGGAATAAATCAAATGCATAGTGTCTCATGTAGTCAATAAACCTCTTAGCGTAGTGCTCAGCGATATCTCTAGTAGACTCAATCATTTTGTTTATATCATTCTCTGTAGGGACCTCAGCATTTTCTGAAGTCTTTTTAAAGACACCTTTATTACTGACCGAAAAAGAAGCAAAAGGTAGGAACTCCAAAAATGAATACTGAACGGTCATCGGCTTAATGTAGTCGTTAACCAAGTTTAAGTAGTCCCCTGTTAAAGTTCCACCGATAATATCTTGTCCGATTCTATTGTATAGTTTAGTCCCTAGTATTCCTTGAATGTGGATTTCTTGGGCTATCTTTACAAAGTGTAGAATCTTGTCCATATCGATGTTGCCGTTTAATGGCGTGTTCTTGATAAGGTCCTGTCTAGTTATGAATAAAGCTGTCATTTTATTTTTATTTATTTTTTAGAATAGCTAGGGTGATGCCCTCTGTCTGCTCTGTCGATTTGAGCTTCAGCTACTCTCTTAGACTGTGGCTTGGATTTGAATCCAGCTTTCACAGCGTCGTTTACACTTATTTTTTTTGTTCCTTGCAATCCAGCTCCAGCATATGGAGTGCCGTCGCTTTTAAGTCTTTTTTTATATACTCTTCTCTCCCATCCATGATAGCAGTTAACACCGCCTTTATGAAGCCAGATTGAGTAGGGTTGTCCATTGTGGCCCAGCTCTGTATTCATTCCTTTCATCTTGAGTATGTCCTCTTTTCTGTACACTCTACTCGAGTTCTCTAACGCCTTACAAAAAGCTCTAGAAGATTTTTTACTGCTAGCTGATTTTCTACCGCTTCTGTGGACGTAAGCATATCTTACCTTAAACATCTCAGTGTCCATAGACGATGGCTTCATAGCTGTTAGCTTGATAGAGTCGTTAATCATTTTCTCAAAGTCATCTTCTTCCGATTCCTCTTCGTCAATCTCAGCACTAACTAGTTCCCACTCTTCACCCTCTTCTTCACCGTACTTATTTAAATGCTTTAGCCAGTCTATTTGGTCCTTAGCTTCAAAATCAGAGCTTAGTTTGGTGTCCTCTTTTTTTTTACCTTCAGAGCCTTCTACTGCATTATCAGTTCCACCAGTTCTCTCCTCTTTGTCCTTAGCGCTCTCGGCCTCTTCAGCGCCCTCCATAAATTCCACAGGCTGTATAGTGATAAAGTATATATCT